ATGATCTCCACGACGGCCTAGCCTTCGAACTTGGCTTGTAATTCCATATTCCCTCTCTGTTCAGGCGGAACCCCAGACGAAGGAGTTCACTCTTAGACCGGGGTCCGCCCTCCGCGATGGCTCCATAATCCACCGCGCCTGCCGCAGGTCCGCTCAGCTCGCCTGCGGCAAAAGTTATTTCATTCAAACGGGCTTGATCCGCCATCGAATACGTGGAAGACCAAAGCGCCACCAGTTAACTGAAATGTACCGATATATTTGCTGACTGCCGCCATGCCGAGTTCATGACCCGTACCTCGGACATAGATGGTGCGCTTTTCATCCGGTGCCTCCGGATCAACGGCGGCCCATAGACAGACGCTGCCGTATTGAACCTGCACGCATAGCATCTGCGCGTTTTCGGGCATTTTCAGCACGATCTTGTCCGCCAACTCTAATGGGTACTTGAACACTTTCATTTCTTCTGCATCTCTAGCAGCGCCTCTTTCATGTACTCTGATGCCGTCTTCACATGCGATTCTTTCGGCTTCTGGCTGACCCAGCCACGGGAGATGCACAAGGCCCACTGCTCTTCCAGTACCCGGGAAAAGGCTTCGACGGCTAAGGCGATGGATCGGATAAATTCTTCATCGCGGCCAATTCTAATTAATGCCGGAGGCAGTGCCGGGTGATATGAAAGCAGATCGACCCATTCTCGGCCCGTCACCCAGAGTTGACCCTGGCATTGTACGAGATGCTCTTTATAGGCTTTGCCATGCTCCAGTAGACTGGCAATATGTACCCAGGGTGCCGGGCATTTAATCTCAAGTAGACCTATATCGGAAACTAATCGGTCCGGACTGGCGCCCCAGCGATCATCATCATCGGTGATGAACCCCACTGGTTGAGTATCCATATCCCGCTGCAGTTCATAAAACTCCACAGCTTCCTGCTCCATCCCTTGGCCCCGCTGTTGCCACAGTGAAATGTGTTCCTCGATAGGTTCACCTAGAAATCTCTCAGCGATGAGCGTACACATATACCGTTCAGCAGACTGACTGGGCTTTCCTGATGCTGTGATGATGTCAGAGAAACGGCTGGATGTGGGGATACCTGTGCGGGCTAAGCGCCATTCATCGGACCCTTGCTTGCATTCGTGAATCTTCATCGCGGCCACCTGCGACTGTTGGCGGCTTGTTCGGCTCGCGTGGCCCAGCGGCAATTCTCTGGTTCGTAATTTCCGTCATTGTTGATTCGGTCAATGGTATGGGCTGGCGTAGGCCGTGGACCCATGTCCTGAAAAAATACTGTGAAATCGTTCCATCGTTCACAGACTCGAATGCCGCGGCCACCGTAATTTTTGTATCCAATATGTGCTGGATTATCGCACCGTCGTCGCATCCCGAGCCAGATCACATATTCGACGTGCCGACCTCCGCTACAACCATGCTTTATGGCAGTTTGAGATGTTCTTTCTTTATTAAAACAGCCACAGGATTGCGTGTGTCCGCTCTTTAAATCTCCGGCACTCACAATGCGTTCATTCCCACACTCACAGCGACAGAGCCACATATATCGGTAAGTACCATTCGGCATCCGACCTCGTTCTATGAATCGTATGGGTGTCAATCGTCCAAAACTCATCCCGCTCAAATCCGCATTTTTCATTTCTGATTCCGTTTCGATTCGAGGGCGGTGACTGCCTTTTTAAAATCCCTCGCCAGGATAGACGCCAGCGCATCGCATTCCATGTAGGCCAAGAAGCGCGATTTATTGGCTCCTACTTCCTGTATGAGTGCTTCCAAATCTTTCACCTGTTCTTCGGTAATCAGCTTCGACCCACCCCGTCCGTCATCGTCTTCTTGTTTCTCGATAATATTGAGATGCATCTTGATCAACTGACGTTTGCCATAACTAACTGTCGAGCCGATGGACTGGACATTGCTCCGATAGTCACTGGTATCTATGGGCAACGTGAGATATTTCGTTTCGCTATGCCCCTCTCGATGTGAGAGCTTGCATGATAATTTGAACAGCTTTCCATCTGATGAATCGCTATCGAATGAGAAACTGAAGCCCTCCTCAGCCAGCAGTGGACGTACCGCCGTGTCTAAATCCTCGAGTCTGACGAAACGACTTCGTTCGACACCTTTGACGATGATCCGACCTTCTTTATTAATCTGCGGGAGTTTCGCCTGCAGTCGCGCCATGGCTTCCATGAAGGCCGTCTTCCGTTGCTGCTCGGAGACGCGCTCATGCATGGCGAGCAGACGTTCCATGGCGTCGATGTGCGTGGCGATCGCGGGGTTGTTTACTGCGGTAATGATCGCGGAGAGCAGATCCGTGGGCCGGACTTCAAGGGCGGTTTCTTCCTTCTCCGGCATCACTCACTCTCTTCCTTACTAAACGAGCGTTTCAATTCGCTGAACAACTCTCGCATGCGCTCGGCATGCGCGCCGATGTCTTCGATGTTTCGACTCTGCTCCAACATCAGGAGCCGTTCTTCCGCCGCAGCGATGATTACATCTCGATGCCGTGCGGCTGGCCTGCGGATGCGTTTCGTTTCGACTGTGCTCATATCCTTCCTAAAAGAGTCGGGCCGCTCAAGGACACGGCCCGACGAAGAAGCAGACTCAGAAAAGTCAGAACCAAACAACGTCCGGCGCTGGCTGTTTAAGGCCCCCAGCGCCCACTTCTCAGGCCGTCTCGATCAATTGTGGATGTCACGTGTAATCCTCCGGGTCTTGCATCGCTTCAAATTCGCGCAGTAACTGTTCTCGATAGGCCCGGAATTCCTGAATGATCGCCGCGCCCGTGGCGTCATCTTGGTGCAATTGTTCTTTCATGAAATTGAACAGAAAGGCATCGGCATGCGAACCAGCGGCACACTCTAAAATGTCCCGTGCGATCTTGACCGCTGCGTCGGTGTCCATCTGCGTATGCACTTCCCCCACTTGGATATCGATCCGCGGCTTCTGGGTCCGGTGCGAGATGAGCGAGCGGATCATGATGACGTCAGTGCCCGGCAATTTGGAGCGGGCCGCTTCAAGGGCACGCAACTTCCGGATTTCGTCTTTCAGGGATTCGCGATCGCAATTTCCGGAATGCTCTGGCATCTGGCACCACTGGCACAAACGTGAGGTCATCGACAGCGCTCCTTCATTGAACTTTAGTGTCCTTCTGTTTTTTCTCGCTCTGGGTCAGCATCAATGTAATCGCCCCGTCACTCTCCGGGCGAATCTCGGTCACGGAGCGGCCACCAAAGACCAGTGCCAGGATCTGCTTGTCCTCGCCCGTGGCGCCCGTGAGCCGCACGACCACTTCGCCGTTGAAGGTGATGGAGGCGGTGATCATGACCGGCCTTCCGTTTTGGGTTGTTTGTCCTTCCGGAATCGCTCACGATCCGGACACGTTCCCCAGTGCGGCTCCATCGTCCCGGGGTCTAGTGGGATCTGCTTGTTGTTCGGCGTATCCCACCACTCGATGTCGGCGCGACAATTGGGACCATTGCAGCGGCCCTTCTTGTAGAAGCGATAACCCTGCTTCCAGAGTTCTTCTTCGGTCTTTGGAAAGCTCACGATGGCCTCTCTGCTTCGATGATGTTGCACGGCACCGTCACGCTGACGGGATCATCGGGTCGACCTGCTGCGGTAAGGGCCAGCGATGAGGCACAGATCAAACATTTCACCAAAAAGTGACCGCACTCCGGAGCGGGATAGGGAAGACGGGCCGTGCAGGTTTGTACATTTGACGGAAGCTTCACTTCTATCCCGTGCGGATACGCGGGGTCCGGCGCACATTGGGCTTTACCGCGACCGGATGCTACAAACCGGACCGTCATCATTTTGCTTTCGCTCATGAATTCCTCTCCTCTTCCTGCACCGCCTCCTGCAGCATCGGCATTTGTTCCGCTTTGGTTGTCCAAATAGCGGGACATTGAAGTGCATCCCACTTCTTGGCCCGTTCGTCCGGATTGTTTTTGATCCAGTGGTTCTGGGCAACGTCCGTCGAATCGACTGATGAGAGCGGATAATCGCTTCCCGCCAAAGACATGCCCCGCAGCATGTGAATCCACGATGGCGTGACACCTCGTCCGCGACAGATATGGTTGAACACTTCGTTCATGCGGTTATTCCAGCGCGTGGTGTTCAACTGGGCGTACTCCCCGCTCGAACCAAAACAGATCCGAGGCCAGCCCGCAATCAAACAATCGAGCCGCCTAAAACTCTCATGGATATGCCAGACGGGAGCTGCACGCATACCCATCACGCCAACGTTCGAGCACCATTCCTGAATCAGCGCGTCATTTTCTTCTTCAGTTCCATCGATCACATCTGGAATCACGCACCAGGTCGTATGAAAGTCCAGCCAAGGCCGGACCCACCGATAATAGGAGGACCAGGAATGGGGCGTATTCTGTAGTTTGTTCCGTTTCCAGTAGTAGAACGCTCCGTTGTCGATCATCACGGATTGCCCGATTTGATGGCACATCTCAAGATCACGGGGATCAGAGAACGGCACGCAGAAGTTCCGGCCAGCGAGTTCGAAGAGCATCGGCCGCGGAGTTATCGGTGTGCCGTGGTAATGGATCACGACTGTTCTTCCTCTCGTTGCACCGCCTCCTGCAGCATGCGGTAAATCCTGATGAGTTCCTTTTCGCCATCCGGTTCGATGTGAACCTGAAGCCGTTTGAGGGCGAGCATCACTTCCTTGCAGGCTTGAAGTAGTGTGGTGGTCCTCATCTCAACTCAACCCGTACACGAAATCGCCGGAATCCCAGAGTTGGCGACGGATCTCGTTCCGGTCGTCCACGTGGCTCTGGATCGCGCTGGCCGCATAAATGCCCGGCTGGTACGTGTCCCGCTGAATGTGCGCCAGCGCATGATACGGATTCGTCAACTGGGCATAGCGCCACGGTTCGGCAAAGGTCTCAAAACGAATGAGGTCGTTCATTGCTCATCCTTCCAAAGTTCCAATTCATCATCAACCCGCTGCCAGTAGGAATCATCGTCCTTTACTTCCTCAGCCAGTCGTTCTTCTTTGCACTTCTCGCACTCGTCGAATGGCGGAGTGCCATGCGAACAACTGCCGGAGTAAAAGCGGAAATTGTCCTCCGCTTCCTGGCGCAGTTCCTTCAGGCGGCGACGGGAGACGCGATAGGAGTGGGTCATTGGGCCTCCGCTTTCTTGATGGCAGTATCCGCCTGCAGGATGGCCCTATTCGCTGCGTCGTCATGTGGTCCAGCGAAGTAATCTAATTGAAATCGGCATTCTTTCAACGCCTCCAGCAATTCCGGCGCGGCGGCGATCAAGCGGGCGTCCGGACCGCCGACCGATTCGCAGATGAAGTGCCCGCCGTAAAACTGCTCATGCTCATCGTGTCGACAGTCTTGCGGACAGTCGGCCACAATTGCACCATGCAAGCCAACCGTCCACGGTCCTGGCGTGTGCTTCGTCTCAGACATGGCGCTCCCTCCGCATTCTCTCCGGACTCTCGTTCACCAACTCCCGCAGCAGTGCCTGTTCCAGCCTCTCCATGCCGGCCAGCTCGCGGGTGATCTCTTCCTCGCTGGGCGGCTCGGGAATGGGGAAGCGCTCTTTCAGTAGGCGCTGGGAATCGGGGAGCAGGAGTTTGGAGTATTGGATTCTCATTGTTGACCTTCCGCTTTGGCGATGGCTTTACGCAGTTGTATGGCCATGCTGCCGTCGCTGAGTTCTGGAAGATTCGACTCAATGATTTCGAGTGTGAATTTGCATGCCTCTAGCAATTCCGGTGCGACCTTACAGAGCGGGCACTTCTCGATGGCGGGTAATGACGCCTTACCGGCGGGCCAGATAATGGCGCAGATGCATTTCGTCTCAGGCACAGTGTGCCTCCTGCGTCAGCTTCAGCCGCACGTTCGATTCTGCGTCGAAGTAATCCCGCATGGCCTCGTGGAAGTCGATGGGCGCGGGCTCCTGGTTCACCTCTAAATACTTGTGAAGGTAAATGATGAGAATTTCACGATCCGTACTCTCAAGGAGCATGTTTCCTCCTGAAGTGCGCGGAAGACTTTGAAGCGGCCACCACAGCGCGCCCTCTGTCCCCTTTACGCAATTACCGAAACTTTCTACAAATGCAGCATTTGATTAACTGTCCTAAGCCAGAAGCCAAGCTTTCGCTGTCGGACGCTTGGGGTCCACTTTCCCGCGGCGCTCCAGATCGTCCCAGTCCGTAACCTGTAGCCGTACCAGGCGATGGGCTTCCGCGTAATCCGACCGGCATAGTCCCCGTGCCACCGCCTCCCGTTTGCAGCCAGGCCGCTTGCAGCGAATGATGACGGTCTCCACCACGACCGGTTCCAGCGCTATCGTTGGCATTACGCCCTCTTTTTGCCGTTCGTCAGGATCAACTCCGCAGCAGTCAATCCCAACGGCCGCGCAATGCTGTCGACGGTGCGAAATTTAAGCGCCTCACCACGCAAAAACTTCTGGATGGTGGGCTCGCTAATCCGGGAGACCCGGGCCCATTGCGCCACCGTCAGGTGCAACTCTTTTGCTGCCTGACGGGCGCGCTTGGTATCGAATCGAATGCTGTCATCGTCCCCAACCATGTTAGAAAATCTAACATAGTTAGAATACTTCACGCAATAAATATTTTTAGGTAGACTCTGGGCCAGTTAAATCTAGATACGCCGAGAGGTTGCAGAGGATGGCATTCCGC